ATTAAGAGTAATAGTATCTGTAGCAGCAACGGTAGGCCAAGAGATAAGAGAGGCCGTTCCGCCAGCAGCGGTATCATTCGTAACAACTACCGAACCATCAATCGTATCAGTCGCATCAGCAACCTTAATAACATAGTTAGAAGTATTAACAACAGATACAATAAATTTATACTCATCACCTGAACCCGTAGCCGCTGGCAGCGTAAACGTAGCTGCCGCATCACCGCCGACTTCACCCATAAGAAGAATACGACCGGCATGTTCTGCTTGCGTAATTGCATCAGTTGCAGTAAGAGTTACTAAATCTCGTACAAACGATCCCCCAAGAGTAGTAGTACCTGCAGTGACAGTAACCCCACCGGCAGTAACAGTTAAACCACCCGAAGTTACCGTCATGCCATCTTCAACAAAAACATCTTCAGGGACACGAGATATTCCTTGTGTCATTTTAAAACTAGCCATTTATATATTCCTTTCTTTAGCTAAGTTATGATACAGTAGCACTAAACATCGTGGCGATATTAGAACCAGCGGCACAAGTAACCATACCGCTTACTGCATATTGATTAGATGCTATATCAATAAGTTCAACATAATCACCTATCGCACCCCCACCAGTAGTCGTACCATTTAATGTAATGGTATCTGAAGCAGCAGCAGTTACAAAAGAAGTAGCTGCTGTTCCGTCAGCATCAGTAATAATAATCTGACCGTCTATAGTGTCTGTTGCATCTGCTACTTTAATTAGATAATTAGAAGTATTTACTACAGATACAACAAATTTAAATACGCTACCCGTGCCTGTTGCAGCAGGAAGCGTAAAAGTTGCAGCGGCATCGCCGCCGACTTCGCCCATAAGAAGTGTTCTACCCACATGATCCGCCGTAGTTATAGAGGCAGTTGCAGTTAGAGTTACGATATCGGCAGTATGCCTATCAACATTTTCACTTATAAGTCCTTGTAATAGAGGCATGGGCTTTCTCCTTACGACAACACTAGTCGCATTGTTACATCCGTACCGCCTACTCGTTGGTAATTCAAGTATTGAGCATCCCCTGCTTGTTTAGGTACAGTGAGTGAATGTAAGCCAGCGGCTAATTTAATGTCATTAGCCGTGCTAATAGCAGCAGTACTAGAAGCACCAAAATTAACATAAATTTCACCATTTAAATGAACCGTTGCCAAATTATATTTTGTAACATTTGTTTGTGCTGCAGTTGAGGCAACGGTTACAACCGACTGCACATCCCAGAACATGTTACTTCCTTGCGGTACTTGCGTCATTAATCTTCTCCTATA